CCTTCGCGCAAGAATTTCCATAAAAACAGTATGGGGTTTGAATTTTGCGAGGTAATTTTACCCGATACATTAATATTTTAAATAAGATTCGCTGTGAGCGTGGTGAATTTTGTGAGTGTTGCGGGGCACCAGCTACCCTCGGCCATCATATAATCCCGGTATCCGAAACATCGATTTGCAGTGAATTAGTTTATGAGCCTGCGAATATAATGATTTTGTGCGATGACTGCCATGCTCTGATGCACCCGCTGTTAAGGAATGTGAACGAATGGGAAAAAGCACGGATAGACCGCGGTCTAATCCTAAACCGCCACAGTTAAACCAAACGAAAGAAATTTTACAGAAGCTTCTGGATATTGAAATTGCGAGGCTGGATGTTGCCGTGCGCATTGAGAGAGAGCGCAATATAGTCTTCCCTGAAACAACGATTATTATCAGAGACATTCAAAAACTAACAGATGAAATTAGCAAGGGCGGAATAAAAAAGGAAAGCGATTATTTAACCGCAGAGGACATAATTAATCATGAATAGAGGTCCAAAAACCAAGCCTTTAAAACTCAAACAGCTCAACGGGGATATCCATAAAGAGCGCTGGAATACCAACCAACCAAAACCGGAAACAGCTATACCGACTTGCCCGCAGAACCTTGACGGCGGCGCAAAATATGAATGGCGTCGGATTACGAAGGAACTTAACGAGCTCGGTATTATATCGAGAATAGACCGGGCGGAGCTGGCCGCTTATTGTTCAGCGTATTCCCGCTGGATGCAAGCGGAAGCAGAACTCAAAAGATTAAAAAAACTCTCTACAAAACAATCGGACGTCCTATATAAAACGACAAACGGTAATCTGATAATCAATCCGCTTTTATCGGTACTGCGTTCTGAAAGGGATGCCTGCCATAGATACCTGGTCGAGTTTGGCATGACTCCCAGTTCCCGCAATGCCATTACCGGCAACGGTCAGGACAAGGATGATGAGTTTGATTCATTTCTCAGTGCCGGAAGGGACAATTAAATGGCATGGTTTGCGAAGTTAGAGAAAAGACAAAATACCACTTCAGCCGGAAGCGGGCCGACCATGCAATCTATTTTATAGAACACTTACAGCACACTAACGGCCGCTGGGCAGGACAGTATTTTAAGCTGCTACCCTGGCAACGGCAGATCATAACAGACGTTTTCGGGACTCTTAAAGCAGATAACACACGGCGATACCGGACAGTCTACATTGAGATGCCCAAGAAAAACGGCAAGTCGGACCTGGCTGCCGGTATAGCATTATATCTGCTGGCCGGCGATAACGAGCCCGGGGCTGAGGTTTACGGAGCTGCCTGTGACAAAGAGCAGGCAGCTATCGTTTACAACGTGGCCTCTCAAATGGTGAAGATGTCCCCGGCCCTTTCGAAGCGGCTGAAAGTCCGGGACTCCGTAAAACGTATCATATACCCGAAAACCAACTCGTTTTACCGTGTTATATCCTCGGACGTAAAAACAAAGCACGGATTTAATACCCACGGTGTGGTCTTCGATGAGCTCCATGCACAGCCTAACCGGCAATTATGGGATGTATTAACAGAAGGTGCCGGAGCCGCCCGCCGGCAGCCGCTCTTCTTTGTGATTACCACAGCCGGCGTTGACCGCAACTCGATCTGCTGGGAGCTGCACGAGCGAGCCCGGCGGATACTGACCGGCCAGGTTAAACCGGAGGACGATCCTACCTTTTACCCTGTGATCTACGGACCGCCGGACGATGAGGCCGGCAAAGAATGGGACTGGGAGGATGAGGACAACTGGAAAGCCGTAAATCCCTCACTCGGGGAAACAATCCAACTCGAGGACATGAGGGAGGATTTTAAACAAGCACAGCTCAAGGTAGAGAAAGAAAACCTGTTTAAGCAACTCCGCCTGAATATCTGGGTCAAGCAGTCAATACGCTGGATCAGGTTATCGGACTGGGATAAATGTGTGGGTAAAATCGACCTTGAGGAACTCAAAGGCCGTGGATGTTACGGCTCACTGGACCTGTCCAGCAGCAACGACCTGACCGCAGAGGCTCTGGTTTTCCCCTTCCCCGACCAGTTTTATAAGGTTCTGATGCGGTTCTGGATCCCGCAGGATCTCGCTATCAAAAAGGAAGAGCGTGACCACGTGCCGTATACCCGCTGGATACATGAGGGATTCATAACCCCGACCCCCGGCAACCTGATTGATTATCAGTTTATCAGGCAACGGGTGAATGAAGACCGGGCAATGTTCGATCTTCAGGAGCTCTGCTATGACTCCTGGGGAGCTGTCCGCTTGATAACCGATTTCCGGGAAGATGGTTTTGTGGACGATGAAAAACTAGCCTGTGAGGGGCATCCGTTACTGATTCCCTTCCGACAGGGGTATAAATCAATGTCGCCTCCCTCGAAAGAGTTAATCAATGTTATGCTCAACTGCAAACTCGAGCACGGCAACAACCCGGTGCTACGCTGGAACGCAGACAACGCAGTAATCGAAATGGACGCTGCAGGGAACATCAAGCCGGACAAAGCAAAGGCAACGCAGCGCATTGACGGGATTGTGGCTCTCATTATGGCTCTGGACAGGGCAATGAGGCACGCAAATATCGATGAAAAATCGGTTTATGAAACCCGCGGACCTCTAATCTATAACCTGTGAGGTTGTTGTGGCAAGACCATCATTAAAACAATTGGCAATTAATTTCTATAATGGCATGAGACTACTAAGCGGCACGTGGAGAGGCGGCGGTAATGCATTTACCTCAAGTCTCTCTTCTAGCTCCAGTGAAGCAGGGATATCGGTAAATCAAGATACCGCCCTGAATTATACGGCTTTTTGGGCATGCGTGAGGTTGCTATCGGAAACATTGGCCTCGCTGCCGTTTAAACTATATGAGCAAATTGAATATCGAAAAAAAATACCGGCAGTAAATCACCCTCTATACAGATTGCTTCACGATGAACCGAACCCCGAGATGGACAGCTTTTCGTTTATTGAAACCCTCATGTATCACCTGATCGCCTCAAACGGGAATTGTTACTCTTATATTGATTGGGACGAAGATAGGACTGTAATTAAAGCCCTGTGGATAATGAATCCGGATAAAGTCACAAAAGGGCGTGACAGCCAGAAAAATATTATCTATACCTATCAATTCGAGGATGGTGCCCGCGATATCCCGGCGTATCGTGTCTGGCATATACCAGGATTTGGATTTGACGGTTTAGTCGGTTACACGCCGCTGACATATGCCCGTAATTTGATAGGCCTTGGTGTAGCTGCCGAACGCATGGGCTCAAAACTATTCGCCAACGGTTTAACTTTTGGAGGTTTTCTCCAACACCCGAAAACCATGACAGCACAGGCACAAAAAAACTGGGAGGATCAATTAAAAGCAAATCATGAGGGTGTTGATAAAGCCCACCGGTTATTAATCCTCGAAGAGGGGATGACCTATAACCGAAATTCCATTCCGCCGAACGATGCGCAATGGCTGGAAACACGGAAGTTTCAAAATAATCAAATGGCAGCATTTTTCCGTGTGAAGCCTCACATGATTGGCGACCTCGAAAGAGCGACATTCAGCAATATCGAAGAACAGTCGCTTGAATTTGATATTTATACAATGCGTTCATGGATTGTTCGCTGGGAACGTTCAGGTAATCGCCAATTATTGCTGCCCGGTGAAAAGGGAAAGTTATTCACTAAATTCAATGCTGATGCTATTTTGCGGGGTGATTTATTATCTCGCTATCAGGCATATTCTATAGGCCGGAATTGGGGCTGGTTATCGGCCAATGATGTCTTGGATATAGAGGACTTGAATAGCATCGGAGATCAGGGTGATATCTATATGGCACCTGCAAACATGATTCCAGCTGACCAGTTCAATGCCCAGACAATAGCCAGGGCTTCACAGCAGCCTGCCAGTAAACCGTAAACCAAATTTAATAGTCACTCAAAGGCCGCTCTATATGGGCGGCTTTTTTATTGGAGGTTAACATGGAAATTCAACATAAATCATTTACCGGTATAGAACTTAAGAAAGATAAGCCCGGTTCTTTCACCGCCCGGATCGCGACACTCAACGTAATCGATAAAGACGGAGATGTCACGCTCAACGGAGCTTTCCCGGAGGGTAAAGAAATACTGGTTTCAGCTTACCAACACGGGAGCTGGTCAGGTGCTCTTCCAGTTGGCAAGGGCGTTGTTCATGAATCAGGCGATGAAGTCCTTGTTGATGGCGAATTCAACCTCAATACAGAGTCCGGCAAAGAGCATTACGAGGCAATCAAGTTCGCTCCGCAGCTCACAGAATGGAGTTACGGCTTCAAGCTCATGGAACTCGATGAGCAATCCGAATGGAATGATAACCCCAAAGTCTGGCGTGTTATGAAACGGTTGGACATCTTCGAGGCCTCTCCGGTGCTACGCGGCGCTGGTGAAAATACGGCAACCCTGGCAATCAAATCTGATAGGGACGGAATGGCCTTAACAGCCCAAGCAGAAG